ATGAATACAAGAATATCAAATTTTCCTTTGATCGCTATATCAAGGAAGCCAGCAAAGAATGCAAGATTGAGATATCAGCAGTGAGATAATCAATTACGGCTTGAACAAAGGCGATTTGCATATTACATTCACATATGCAAACTACACAAGAACAAGAAACCCTTCTACAAAACGACTTCAACAAATTTTCCAAAATTGCATTAAAGGCAACCGGAGAGCGTTCGCAGGCAATCGAAACCCTGCTTGAAACCTTAGGTGAAAGAATTGTAATGTGTCCAGCTTCCTTACAGGAATCACAGCCCTGGTCTTCACCAGGTGGACTCATTAGAATGTCTTTAGATGTGACTGGGAAAATGCGTACAATCCTGAAAGGTTTTGAAGAGCTTCCAGGAGTTGACTCTGAGTCTTTGGTAATTGTCGGTCTCTTCCACGGCCTTGGAATGATTGGCAGCATTGACACTAACGAAGAGTACTTTGTCAATCAAGACTCAGATTGGCATCGCCGTCAAGGCAGGCTCTATCGATACAATGAAAAACTTCCTAAGGTGCCCATTGCTCACAGATCCCTGCAGATTTTGCAGCACTTTGGTGTAAAGCTCACACCTGAAGAATGGGTAGCAATTGCCATCTCAGGAGGTCCATGGAGAGAAGAGAATCGATTTTATGTGGGCTCTGAACCCTCACTTGCAGTGCTTCTAACTCAGGCGAGGCAATGGGTTTTGAGACAATACCCAGGCGAAGAGTAAACTTTTGAAAATCTTTCTATGAGAATTGCATATTTATTTGTATGAAAAATTCTCTAAGAGAGCTTATCAAAGAAATGATAAGAGACATTGATGACACAGAAGAATTAGAAGAATTTTCTTCTGTGGCTTCTATTGCAGGCGCTATCACACCTTTAGGAACTGATGCAACTTATCCAAATCCAAAAGTAGGAAAGAAGAAAAAGCTTAAGGAAGTAAATTTGGTTAATGTTGTGATGAGTCCGCTCTCAGATACAAATGATAATGGTGTTCCTGACAATTTGGAAACCAATCATTTTCGTGACAGAAGTGAGCAATACGAAACATCAGTCGAATGTCTTGCAAGATCTTTTGGAGGTTCAAAATCTCCATTCAAAAACAAGCGTGAAGTAAATAAATTTCTTTCTTGGAAATATTGAAAATCTTCAACACACTTAATAAAATCTCATTGTGGCAATGACCACGCTGAGGTCATAACGGGGGTGACGCCGATTATGACTACCCTGACAGACAACACAACAACACAAGGAAAAAATAACAATGCCTATTGATTTTGATGCAATTCGTCGTAAGCTTGGCCAGCTCTCAGGCCAAAACAAGAAGTCAACTGTGACTTGGCGCCCTGAGGAAGGAAAGGATTATCAAGTCCGAATCATTGCCTTCCCTTCCAATGACGGCCAGCCATTCATTGATCGATGGTACTACTACGGTATTGGTGGTGATAAGGCTCCTGCCATTCTTGCTCCCAAGCAGTTTGGAAAGCGTGATCCCATTCAGGAACTTATTGATAAGTTGCGTGAAGACGGTTCCGATGCTTCTCGTGAACTTGTAAAAAAGCTCTATCCTAAGCTTCGTACAACTGCTGCCGTTGTTGTTCGTGGTGAGGAAGACAAGGGTGTTCGATTCTGGACATTCGGCAAGATGATCTATCAGGATCTTCTAAAGCTTATGCTTGATGAAGATTATGGTGATATTACCGATCCTGAGCACGGTCGTGACATTAAGGTTTCCGTCACGAAGCCACCTGGTAAAACTTATGCCGATACCAAGGTAACACCTCGTGCTTCACAGACTCCACTATCAAAAGATGCAGCTCAGATGAAGCAGTGGCTTTCATCCATTCCACGAATGGAAGATTATGATGAGCACACTTCTCCTGAGGAAATTGAAAAGCGTGTGAATGATTGGATTGCTGGCGGTTCAACTTCTGAGAAGCCTGAGGCTCGAACCGAAGCTACCAGTTCCGCGGTTTCCGCTGATCTCGATAGTGAAATCGATAGCCTTCGTAGTTCAGGCGGTGGTAAAGCCAAATCCAAGTCAAAGGCTCTTGATGATCTCGATGATGCCTTTGCTGATCTCGAGTAAAATTACTATTTGAGAACAATGTTCACCCCGGGTCACTCCGGGGTGAACACATATTCGAATCAAAATAAAATCAAAGAGGAGATCAAATGCCACCTAAGAAAAAGCAAGTCGAGTCAACCACCGCATCAGCAACTGATGATTTTACCTCAGATCTTATCAACTCACTCAATAGAGACATTGGGCATCGTGTTGCTTACAATCTTTCATCAGATCAATCGCCTACACATGTGAAGCGGTGGATATCCACAGGTTCAAAGCAGTTAGATTACATCATCTCTAATCGTCATAATGGTGGTCTTCCTGAAGGTCGAATTATCGAAATTTTCGGTCCTCCTTCAATTGGCAAGAGCCATATTGCAACCCATATTGCAAGATCCACTCAGCAAATGGGAGGTATTGTAGTTTACATTGATACTGAAAATGCAACCAATCCTGAAAACCTTCAGGCATTAGGCGTTGATATTTCAAAGCGATTTGTGTATGTTGATACACATTGCACAGAAGAAGTGTTTGACATTGCCGAGAAAACTATTCTTAAGGCAAAAACCTTTAGTAAGGATGCTCCCATTACCATCATATGGGATTCCGTTGCAGCTTCTTCACCCAAGGCAGAACTTGAAGGTGCATACGATAAGGACACAATCGGCCTTCAGGCAAGAACCATCTCAAAGGCCATGAGAAAGATTACCGGTCTTATTGGTGATCAAAGGGTTCTTTTTGTTTGCCTCAATCAGATCCGCACGAAGATTGGTGTTATGTACGGCGATCCCACTGCTGTGCCTGGTGGTAATGCGATTCCTTTTCATGCATCAGTAAGAATCAAGCTTGGAGCGGGCCAGCAGATCAAAGAAGGTGAAGATGTGACAGGCATTAATGTGTCTGCTAAAACAATCAAGAACAAAGTAGGCCCACCTTTCAGGTCTGCAAACTTTAGAATTGTCTTTGGCAAAGGCATTGAAGAGCATGAAGAAATTTTTGATCTTCTTAGAGCTGCCGGCAAAGATATGGTCAATGATCATGAAGTTTCTATTGAAGGAAATGGCGCTTGGAAGACACTTAATGTCATGAACTCAGATGGAATTAATATTCTTACGAGAAAATTCTATAAGTCTGATTTTGGAGACTTGATAAAGGATCCTGAGGTAGGTCCTTGGATTGATGGCTTCCTTGAAAAGGTAATGGTAAAAACTCAAGTGAAACCTGAGGATGTTGAGATTGATGAAGAATCTTATGAAGAAATGAAATCATTGGCTGATCAACTTGTTGAATCGGGTTATGATATCTCACCGGAGTAAGTAATGACTGATGGAGGGCCCGTCCTTTTAGTGGACTCTTACAATCTTTTTATTAGAAATTTTTGTGCAAATCCACTCATGGCCGAAGGTCAGCATGTCGGCGGTGTGGTCGGGTTCCTCCAATCTCTTAATCTTCTAATTTCTCAACATTCACCCTCAGAATGCGTTATCGTTTGGGAAGGTGGTGGCTCTGCAAGGCGTCGAGCAATTTACCCTGATTACAAATCAAAGCGACGCCCTGTAAAGCTTAATAGATTTCATGAAGGTGATATTCCTGACACGGTTGAAAATAGAAATTGGCAAGTAAAAACGCTAATCCAGGTAATGAAAAATTTACCCGTGAAGCAAGTTTATGTTTCTGACTGTGAAGCTGACGATGTTATCGGTTATTTAGCAAAATATTCGTACTCACAATCACCCGTATTGATTGTTTCTTCTGATCATGATTACTTACAGTTAGTGAATGAGAGAATCAAAGTTTGGTCTCCTACGCTAAAAGCTATTGTTGATGAAGAGTATGTTATCAAAAAGTTTGGTTTACGGCCTCAGAATATGGTAACCGTTAGATGCTTTTGTGGTGACATATCTGATTCATTGCCAGGAATAAAAGGTCTTGGCATCAAAACTATGCTTAAGCGATTTCCACAACTTGCAGGAGATGAAATTGTTGATGTGGAAAACATTTTAAGTCATGCCGAGAATATGCCTGAAAAATCTCCAAAAGTGTATTTACAGGTGAAAAATGAAGCCCCTGTTGCTAGAATGAACTGGAAGCTTATGAACCTTGATGTTTCAAACCTTAGCTGGAATCAAATTGCAAAAATCAATAGTGCTTTTGAAACACCTCCCCCTGCAGGAAATAAAATTGAACTCATCCGCTCCTTAACAAAAGCAGGTATCAAGACTTTTGATATTGATAGGCTCTATATGAATGCAATGGCAAATCTAAAGAGGAAACATGTCCAGTAATACTCCAGGCGAAGCTCTATTTAAGCAATACGGTAAAGCATTTCAAGAGAAAATTTTTCAAGGTCTTTTAACAGATCACGCATGGGCAGCCCAAATGTCCGAAGTGATGCTGGCTAGCTACTTTGATTTGAAGTACCTTGCTTTTCTTAGTGACAAGTACTTTAAGTATCATGAAAAGTACAAGTCATTTCCTACCATGTCTCTTTTGGTCTCAATCATTAAAGATGAACTTAAAGAGCCCAGTAATGCAATTCTAAAAGAACAAATTGTAGAGTTCCTCAATAGAATGAGACACTCTCCTGATATGGGAGATATTGCCTATGTCAAGGATAAGTCATTAGACTTTTGCAGAAAGCAAGCTTTACGAGAAGCTCTTGAAAAATCTGTCGAGCTCATTTCAGGCGATAAGTACGATGCCGTCGTTGATCTTATGCGTAAAGCTGTTTCCGTAGGTCTTCCTACATCTGTGGGTCACGACTTTTTTGAAGATGCTGAAGCTCGCTTTGTTAAGATTAATAGGGCAGCTTGCCCAACAGGAATTGAGCAGTTAGATGAAAAAACTGTTTTGAATGGAGGCCTTGGAAGAGGAGAACTCGGTGTAATTGCCGCGAATACCGGTGTAGGGAAAAGTCACATGCTTGTTTCCCTCGGTTCAAATGCTCTCAAAATGGGAAAGAATGTTGTTCATTACACCTTTGAGCTCACCGAAACTGCCGTTGGCATTCGATATGATTCTCACCTAACGGGTATTCCATCCAATGAAATCCAAGACTCAAAGCAAGAGGTAATGGACAAATACAAAGATATGGAGCTTGGAAAACTCATAATCAAAGAGTATCCAACAGGAACAGCCACTGTCAATACTTTGAGGAATCATCTTGAAAAACTTTTGCTTAAAGGTTTTGTTCCCAATATGATCCTTATTGACTATGCTGATATTATGAGATCAAGTAGAGAGTACGATGCTCTTAGGCTTGAACTAAAGCTTATCTATGAAGAGCTTCGAAATCTCGCCATGGAAAAGAACATTCCTATCTGGACTGCATCCCAGGCCAATCGAGATTCATCAAATTCTGATATCGTAGGACTTGAAAATATGTCTGAGTCTTATGGTAAGGCAATGGTGGCCGATGTTGTTTTGTCACTTTCAAGAAAACCATCGGAAAAAGCAACTGGTATTGGAAGGCTTTTTGTTGCAAAGAACAGAGCGGGTCGAGATGGAATTCTTTTCCCAGTACACATTGACACCGCGCGATCTACAATAAAAGTTCTAGATGAAGGTGAGCTTACCTTACAGGAAGCCTTGACTCAGGATGATAGTGAAAGAAAGCAAGTCCTGAGAGAAAAATGGAAACAAGTCATGGGAGCAAAGTGAAATGTCAGAAAATCAAAATGTTCTAGAAAATCTTCGTAAAGCATTTGGAGGTGATGAACTTGCCCCTGATGTTTTTCTAAAATACACTCTTAGAAATCAACAAGGTGATTTGCTTGAAACAACACCTGAGCAGCTACACGCCAGACTAGCAAAAGAATTTGCTAGAATTGAAGCTAAGTATCCAAATCCAATGTCCGAAGGTGAAATTCTTGAACTTCTTGAAGGATTTTCTCAAGTTGTTCCTCAGGGTTCTCCAATGTCAGGCATCGGAAATCCCTATCAATTACAGTCACTTTCCAATTGTTTCGTAATTGATCAGCCTCATGACTCATATGGTGGTATCCTTTTCAGTGATCAGGAACAAGTCCAGATCATGAAAAGGCGTGGAGGTGTGGGCTTTGATGTTTCAACAATTCGCCCCAAGGGACAATCTACCACTAATGCTGCAAGAACAACTGACGGCATTGGTGTTTTCATGGAGCGATTCTCTAATTCAACAAGAGAAGTTGCCCAAGGTGGCAGGCGTGGTGCGCTTATGCTTACCATTGATTGCCGCCATCCTGAAATCGAAACTTTCATTGACATCAAGCGTGATTTGAAAAAAGTCACAGGTGCAAATATCTCAATTCGTTTCACAGACGAATTTATGAATGCGGTAATGACAAATGACGATTTTACTCTTCGTTGGCCTGTAGAGGCAACACCTGAGAGAGCTGAAATTGTTAAAGTAGTCAATGCAAAACAAGTATGGGATAAGTTTATTGATGCCGCATGGTCATCTGCAGAACCTGGAGCTCTTTTCTGGGATACTGTCACACGCGAAGGTATTCCTGACTGCTACAGAGATGTGGGCTATACTACAATAAGCACAAATCCTTGTGTAACAGGTGATACTTTAGTTCTAACAAATGCAGGAGAAAAGACTGTAAAAGAGTTAGCAGAACAAAATGCACAGTTCTTTGTAAAATCCTTTGATATCGAAAGAAGGGAAGTTGTTAAAAAGTCAGCTGTTGCATTTAAAACAAAAGACAATGCTAAGCTTCTTGAACTAAAAACCAAATCAGGAAAGAAAATTAGGCTAACACCAGATCATCGAGTATACACACAGCGTGGTTGGGTCGAAGCAGCTGATTTGACAAAAGATGATAAAATTCTTTCTTTTGGTTCTAAATAGGAAATTTACTAATCCTTGTGTCATACTT